AAAGAGACTTGCTGAATGGTGTTGATGAAGAAGTGGTACGCCATAACTTCGTTAGAATGTTGGTCAGTGGGGGCCAACAATAACCTTTATAACCCCTCAAGAAGACGACAAAATACACAGGAAATGATACAATGGTAGCATACGAAGAAATGTTGAAGAAAGTGGCCGCACAGGTCAAAGCAGACGAAAGCGCACTTGCGGCAAAGGCCGACTTGGTACTCTCACAAGAGGGTGCGGGTTGGGAAGCCGCCGGTAAGAATGAAGAACAACGAAAGACGCTCGCCCTCCGTGTGGCGGCTCGCCAAATGGTTGCTGAAAAGGCTAAACTATCCCGAAGTGGTGCTACGGCATACGAGGGAATGTTTGTTCATGTTCCACGAGAAAAGGATTGGGCTAAGATGGCTTACAACAAGATGAAGAAAACTCTATCCGCTATGCCGGACATGGAGGCTCGTCTTGCTCTTGTCTCTCAAGGTGCAGTCGTTCTTTACGAGAACAACCATGACGGTACTTACACTCGTCACGCCAACCCATCTTTGCTCAACCGTCAATCGTTTGAAGAAGGTATTTCGTCCACCGAAATTTCCTCAGTCCCACCACGACAAATTGAATTGGATGCTAACACGATGTTCTCTTTAATTTGGGATAAAGATAATATGCACTTCGCTAACGGTAATGACAATTTCAAGTACGGTTCAAACCGCCCACTTGAAGAACCCGACCGTTCTTGTTTGTTCATCGGACGCAAAGCCGGAACCAACGATGCTCCTTCCATGCACGATTTCCGTTTCAACGGTGCTTTGGCTAAAGAGTCATGGCCCACCTTTGTCACCGGAACCATCGGTATGAAGCCCGCCAACCGTGAAGGTATGGCTTACGGAACTAAGGTTACTGCCTTCTCCGCCGATGCTAACTTGTCCGGTATTTTCTCCGGCCCACCTCTCGCCATGAGCGACGATGGCCCAAGTGGTATTGTTGCTGATTGGCTCGGTGCTACCTTGCTCCCCTCTCTCTCGGAATGTCACACCGCATATGCGGCTCTCGGTGACAAAGAGAAGTGGAATACTGTTTTCGGTACTGTTGTTGAAGTGGTTCACATTGACCCACGAGACAAGGGTGGCTTCGTTATCACTCTCGGAGACACGGATATTATGTCCGACGCTCCACCCATTGAATTGTATGTTTCCGCTAAAGAAGAAGGTGAAGTGGATTTCGGCGTTGGTTCGGAATTGCTCGTCATCGGCTCTCCGTGGATGACTCGTGATGGTGAGGCTCGCTTCATGTCATCCGCTTGGTGGTGCATGAACGGTATTGAATTGCTCTCCGACATACCATCCGAAGATGGTGACGGATGGGACGCTTGATTCTTTAGGGGGAATACTACTTGGAAGACAATGTGATTCACGGACAGGATGCTAAGAAGGCGTTGCTAAAAGCAATTAACCTTGTTGGTGATTCCGTCATAGGTACTCTTGGCCCTAATGCGAGAACAGTCCTTGTTCAGCATGAAGGTCATCCTCCATCCGTTCTCAACGATGGTGTCAAAATAGCATCTTCTATCCGTTCATCCGACCCCGCCGTTCAAGTGGGAATTGAATTGTTTAGACAGGTCGCTCTTGAGGCGCAACAGGCTTCGGGTGACGGTACTACAACCGCCACACTTATTGCTCAAGCGTTGTGCGAGCATTACTTTAATTCCGAAGACCCCGTAACTGATGCACAGGTTTTGAAAACCCTTCTAAGAAGTGCCGTTGAAGAATTGGAACAGTTATCAACCCCTGTTGATATGGACGATGAAGAATTGGTTCAGTTAGAAGCGGTGGCTACAATCGCCGCTAACAACGACAAGGAATTGGGGGGACTCATAACCGATATGTTCCAATCAATCGGTGCTGATGGCCTCGTCAATCTAAAGGTTGGTTCGGAAGAGTATTGTTATTGGGAAAGTGTTTCGGGAAGTGAAATGCCCTCACCTTATGTTTCTCCTATGATGTGTAATACAAACAAGAGAACATTTGAACAGGACAACCCACTTTTTATTATCACAAAAGAAGTTATTGAAGACTTTGATGACTTGACACCTGCTCTTGAGGTAGCCATTGAAAACGGTCGCCCTCTCGTTATCATTTGTCAAGACATAAAGGGTGTCGCTCTATCTAATTTAATCGCAAATGTAGTTGGTGGTGTTGTGAATGCTTGTGCAATCCGCATCCCTCGCAACGACTCCGACGAATGGTTTGAAGATTTGAACGCTCTTGTCGGTGGTAAGATTTTCTTTTCAAGTGAGAAGGGGACGGGAATTACTAACGCCGTTGCCGGAGAAGGCCAATTTGGTTCTGCTGAACGCATCGTTGTCGGACAAGACACAACAGTTATTGTTGCGGGAAAGAAAAGTGACGGATTAAAAGGTCATCTTGTTGGATTGAAAGAACAGGCTGAATCGGCTACTCATCCATTTTTACAGGAAAAGTTATTGACCCGTCATGCTCGTTTGGATAGCAACATGGCTTCAATTTACATCGGTGGTTTCTCCGAAGCGGAAATCCGTGAAACAAGAGAACGGGTTGATGATGCAGTAAACGCAACACGGCTCGCCATCAAAAACGGCGTACTCGTTGGTGGTGGATGGTCGCTACACCATGTCGCACAAATGTTCCCTTATGACAATTTCTTTAAGTGGGCATTAGAAACACCGATGCGTACTCTTCGTGAGAACGGTAGGGGTTTTGTACCAAACGGCATGGGTTGGGAAGAATATTACCTCAATACTAAAACGGAACAATTAGAAGAAGTGGCTAACGCTACCGTTCTTGACCCGACAAGTGTTGTTATCAATTCCTTGAAGGCGGCGGTATCAATCGCTCGCCTCATGCTACTGACGGACACAATCATTCTAACAGGGGAATAAGAACCCTTATAAGGCTACAAAAGGAGACAATAATATGAGCAATTGGGGAAAGACCACAACAGAAGCGAGCGTCAAGAAGACGGGATTTGACAAAGAATACTACATGAATCAATTCAAGAACAACACGGCACAATCCGTACCTGTTCGTATGGCTCTCGTAGCCAAAGAGAATTGTGCTAAGACGGGTCTTGCGATTTCTCTTTGCCGACAAGTTAAATCTACCGGAAAAATATATGTCTTTGATGTTGATAACTCCGCTAAGGCTACCATTGAAGCGGCTTACCCCGACGATAAAGAAATCATCGTACTACCTCTCCTTGACGAAAGGGACGATTCAATCTTCAACGATGACTCAAGCGTGAATTATGCGGCTCTCGTGGACAAGATGAATTTCTATGTCAATATCGTGGCTGATGTTGCTAAGGATGAAGATGTTGCGGGTATCGTCTTTGACGGTGGCTCAACCTTCCTAAAGTGGTGCGAGTTTGCTATGACTGATGTATTGCTTCGTCGTGGCGTTATCAAGGAAGAAGGCGACGGGTTTTCACAGAAAGAATGGCGTACTCGTAACCAATTGAACCGAGGTGTTCTAACTCGCCTACACGGACTACCCGTACCATGCGTCTTCTTTACTTTTCACCTAAAAGATGTTAGTAACTATGTGGACAATGGTTCCGGTGGTAAGGTCTTGATGAAGATTGGAGAACGCCCCGAATGGGACAAGGGTACTATGCGCTTGTTCTCCCAACAGATTTTCCTATCACGCTACATGAAGAAGGCCGATGCCGCCGCAGGTGTCAAGGCTGACCCTACTCTCAAGAATGCTGATGATTGGGTCATCAAGGGGATGATTGAAGAAATCAAGGGTAAGTATATGGAAAGAGTCGGAGAGACTCACACTATTCTATCTATCATTAAGGGCGAAGTAAAGTGGAACGGACTACCGTTCTTGACATGGGGTTGATTAAATGGGTATTTACACAGGACATAACCCTTCATCCCAAGATGACATAGATAAAATGACCGACGCTGAATTGGCTGACCACCTCGGAGTACCCGAAGCGGTTGAGACACCTATTCAAAAATTGCAGAAGGTTATTTTAGAAACATTTGATACATTGGGAAAAGCGATAATTGACTTACAATCCCGTATCGCTGACCTTGAAACAGTCGTTGATGAAATCCCTAACATGGGGGCATTGTTCGGTGCGGTACAAGAATTGCAGGAGCAATACGAAGCACCCGCCAACACATTCACACACTACATTGGAGGCTCAAGACTATGAAGGTAAAAATAAGTAACACAGAATTGAAAAGAATGCTCAACATTAGTAAGCGCAAGCAAACGGTGAATGGTAAACAACAGGCACAGGTTGAATCATGCGTCTTACTCGTTGATTTGCATGACGCTCGCATCACGAGTCTTACTCGTGATTTGACGGGACTTACCGGCGTTGTCGCTCAATGCGAATCCGATAAATCATTCCTAATACCAATCCCCGACATTGATAGAGTTCTCGGAGTTATCGCTTTACACGGCGAGGTTCTAACTATTACTTATGGTGAAAACAAATTGTTGTTCAAGTCGGCAGGGAAGAGAACAACCCTTGACGCATCCCTTGACGCAAAGGCTTTCACCCACACCCAAGAAACTATTTCCGAGTTTTACGACAAGTCAATGAGTCTTGCTGAAAAGGTAGATGCTGAAAATGGTGTCTATCATGGAAATGACGGGAATGAGTACCCTGCCTTCTCTTCTTTTGAAGTCAATGTAAGGGACTTGTATGACGCTTGCCGATGCGACACCATCAACGGCCAACGACTCAACCGATACACGCTTGAGATGAGAACCGATGGTTTCTATGTCACCGTTGGCGACCCTTCTCTTGGGCAAACTGAGAGCAAGGTTGATGTTGAAACAACATTCCTATTCAATGACTTCAAGTGGAATTTTGACGGTGGGCTTGATGAATTATTCAAAGGTTTTACCGGCAAAGTAAAACTTAACTTTTTTGACTTCCGAGAACATGGACAAGGAATCCGTTTCTCCGCATCCTTTGGGAACGGAGAGTACGCATTCCAATCCGGTATGCTCGGTTGAACAACACACACATGGGGGTTTCCGTAATGAAAAAGATACAAAGCATTTTTTCTGTTTCCTCCACAGATTCGGACATGGGGGTTCGGTTTCTCCCTCTCGTATCTTCCCCCGCCTGTGTTGTAATTTTAAGGTGGTTCTAAATGAGTAAAGCCATGCCTGTTAGGAATGGTATGTTGAAAATATTGACATACGAGGAAACTCAAGTCTTGATTGATAGATTAGGTTCAAAAGTTTCCCATCGTCGTCTTTACATCAAGTTGGCTTGTATTGCCGTACTGAAATACC